GTTCAGCTTTACAGACAATTGCGGTATGTGGGATGGCCGGGTAAGGGGCTATAGGCGTCTCCTGGAAAGAATCAGCCCCATCCCCTCGGAGATAAACAGTCTTCTCCCCGCATGAGACAAATAAACCTCCGGGGTTTATGGCAATCAGCATCTTCGGGACGCCGGGGAATTGAAAGTAATTTTCCCGTTCATCGACCTCAAGGGCATATCCATCTGTATGATATAGCCAGCTCGCACCATTCTCGAAAGCCAGGGTGAACAGAGTCCCGTTAAACCATTGCACGAACTGGCCAGGCGGGACTGGCACCTTATAGGACGGCACGGAGACAGTATCAAAAAGGACGGCGCTATCAGGGATTGGCATTGCTTCCACCACGTCATTTACGACCATGCCAATATCGGAACCGTTGGTGAAGAATACTCCTATTGGGGTATCCGCAAAGTCCATCGGTGCGCCGGATGTGAGATTCTTTAATAAGGTAGTGGTGTTTGTGGAAGGCCAGAACCTCTTTAAGGCCAAGCCCTCAACGACTAAGAAGGTGTTATCGTTGGCAAACATGCTGGTGTAATTCCCTGCCAAACGCAGGGCCGCGCCCTTACGCAATCGGGCAAAACTGTCATTACCAGGATCGACATTGACCAGTCGTGACACTTCCGTGTAGACCAGATCACGTATCTTCGGCACAGGTGCGCCGACGTCGAGAGGATCGTCTACATTGTTCATGTCTTTGAATTTATAGGTTACAGTCGCCATCCCCACACCTCATCACATTCGCGCCTTCTGACCCGGTTCAATAGTAATCGCTCTCAATATAAGTACCAGGCGCTAATAGCTCACCAAACACTTCATTCCCCGCCGGAAGCTGCCTGCCAAACACTTGCTCGAATAGCGCAAGGTGGGTATCAGCTCGGTTCTTGTCGAACAATTCCGAATCCTGGTTATTGAATATCCTGTGCTTCATCCAGAGGACCAGCATTGGGTGGAAGCGTCTGTTGATCTCAGGAGTTGAGGTTTCGTTCACCATTGGGTTCAACGGCAACCTTACAACGGACATTTTCAAGGTATCGGCCCCGGAGGGTATTCGATAAAGCCTGACCTTATCGGTCTCCATACCTGTAACGATTGCTTCAACCACCCCTGTCTTCTCTTCCCAACCGAATTCCCTCTCGTCCAAATCGGTGTACAGTGCCTTGTAGATTGGCACCTGCCTACTCGCAACCTTGGCGCGTTTGACAAACACTATCCGGGGATCGAGGGGATAAACAGACGTCCCGGACACCAGGGAGATATTGCAAACCTCAGCCGTGGTGGAATCAACCAGGAGTTTAGCCCGTCGGCATGCCTCGTTTTCGGCATCATTGGCGTATGCCAGCATCTGCCAAGATTTAATGCGGTAGGAAGTGTCGTCGCCTACCTCGTCCGACACTTCCTTCCGGCATAGCTTTTCGATTTCCCCGAACGTCATTACTGAACACCCCTTATGCTGTTAATGCCGCCCGCTGCTTCTCTATCGCATTCAAGACGGTTTTGCGGTCTTCACCCTCGGCCATTTGGTCAAGCGTCTCCAGTGAGGCCGTAGGGATTAGCAGGAGCGTATCCCTGACATTCATCCGGCCTTCATCGTTTATGTCGCCGCCAACGGCTTCAAAGTAGGGATTCCCAGTTAGCCTGGCTATGGCATTCCCATCCGTCACATCCGGCGTTTGACCTTCCGAAAAGTCGTATCCAAACGCAACCATGTTCTCGTCTTTCCCAAGATACTTAAACTTCATCCCCTTGCCCCCTTTTTATAAGTCTTTTGTAACTTCGCGGTAATTGCGTCTATGCCAAATAGAAGAGATTGTAGGCTTTGATACGTTAAATTCTCGCATCAATTCAGATAGGCTCCTTTGCCCCTTCTGCGTGAAAACATATATTGCTTGTTCTACAGTTAAGAGCCTTTTTGTTGTGCCACCTTTGCCATGTCTTCCCTTGTTTACCATATCTTGCATGTTGTCGCTACCTGAACCTGTGAACAAATGGTTTGGATTCACACACGCTGGGTTGTCGCATTTATGGCAAACTAACAAGCCTTTTGGTATCGGGCCAATGGAATACTCATAAGAAAACCTATGTGCCGGATTCATTTTGCCATTACGAAATTGCCCATAACCTTTATAGTTCTTGGTGCCCGTCCACTCCCAACATTCATCCTCACCAATAATTGTAAACTTTTCTAGAAATCGTTCAACTGTGGTTTTTTCCTTCATGCTTTTAGTTTGGATGTTGCCGCCGCGCTTCTGCCTGTAATAATGCCTTAAACATAAGCCCTTAGCCATTACTCGGCGGCAACATCCATTCACGCTGCATTCTTTTTGCATGATAAACTCCTTTCGGTTTTTGCATCAATATACCACTTACTAAGTGTATATACAACCGAAAGGTGCATGCTAATGCTAAATATCTGCAACACCGCTGCAATAAACCGTGGCAACACCCCAGTCTACCGCGTCTGCTCCACCCTGACCCCACTGGATTTTATCAATCCCGCGAAGTTCCATGAATCCGACACCATGCCGGAATCCGTAATCATCTTCTGCCTTGACCGTGGTTTTCAGCCGCTGCGCCCAGGCAATACCAAGGGCTTGAGCGCCGCACAGGAAGCAGGGGGCAACGTCGATCGAATCGGCTCCAACTCCGGTAAGGACGGGCATCTCAGGAATTTCCCGGACGATTACGCCATCCCATACAATGGAGGTCGGCCCGGAATACAGGGGATTGTCCTTGCTTCTTTCGAGCGCGGTATCCCACTTGCCGTTAGCCACCATCCATGCCCGGAGGTCACGGAAGGCTACCGCCGGTACGAACATGACGAAAGTTTCCTCATCTTCGCCATAGGTGTAAGGCCGGATACCGTCACCATTGACAGTAGAGGCAGTCTGCGCCATACGCTTTGCCAGTTCAACCACGTTGCCGGTCAATTTATCGTCGGTTGAATTGACATTCGCAAGGCTTGTGGCATGGACGTTGGATGCGTTATTGGACTTGGCCGAACCAAACAATACCCTGTCGGCGTTGTCAACCAACCATGCGTCCCTCTGTGTTGCATTGGCCGTACCGTAAACAACGCCATTGATCTTATGCAGCGCCTCTATGATCCCATTCCTGAGATACCGCTTCTCAAGGTCAATCAACGCCACTTTGCCTGCATTGCGGATGTCGATAGGGGAAGCCTGCTCCTCTTCCACGTTTACATCCACCGCATCCCGAACCACTTTGACGGTAATCTTATGGCCGTCATTGGGAAGGGCTTTCTCGTTGCCTACAAGTGCGCTGGAACCATCATTAGGCCCGCCGGAAGCATCAAGCGCCCCGACAAGGTTTATGACGATTGCATCGCCTTTCTGTTTGGTAAGGTTCTCTTTTACCTGGATAATGGCATTCTCGCCAGTCCCCATGTACCTGATGAACCTGTTGGTACGCACATACTCTACATGCGCGTCATTGTCCCACTGTATTACTCTTTCTGCTGCTGTGGTTGATGCCATGATTGACTCCTTTGATTATCCTGATTTCTTCCTTTTTAATATCTCGCTAAGTGGCGTAATGCCTGAAAATCCTTTACCATCTGCTTTGCCTACTGATCTGACCTCTGAGAACCCGCCTCGTGCGAGTTTGGCTGTGATGAGTTTGTCTGCCTCAGCCTTCTTTATGGCCGCTTCTGCAATCTCCGGGTCAGGTTCGTTCCCTGGAGACTCTTCCAGACTCTTTGCATACGCCGGGGCGAACATCTCAACTGCCGTGCGCATTGCCGTGGAAGGTGGATGCCCCTGGCTGATAAGCCCTGACATGTAGACGTTGATACTCTCATTCAACGCTGCATTGGCCTTTGGATGGTCTGGGGCCAGGAAAGCATACGCCTCATGTATCGCTTGTCGTTCTGTGGCGTAACTTTGGGCTTCTCTTTCGTTTGCCGTCAAAGTGCGGGCTTCCCCGGTTAAGATAGACATGCGCAAGTTTTCCATCTTGTCTTCGATGTCTTCCAGCGCGCGCGCAGCTTCCCCATCATCCTCATCCACAAGCACGGCGGACAGTGCCTTCCGGTGTTCCTTTGCCAGGGCCTTCAGCTCCACCCTTTGATCTGTAGGGGCTTCCTGTTGAACGGCCTTGTCGGCGGCCAACAGGGAGCGCTCTTCATCAAGTGCGGCTTCTTTCTGCCTGACCCGTTCCCGCTCTTTGCGCAATGCCGACAGCTCACTATGCACCTGTGTAAGCGTGTCGTCCGCTGTTGGCTCCTTCTTTTCTTCCACAACGACAGGTTCAGGCGGTTCGACAACCTCCTTGGGGAGTTCAAGCTCTTCAACTTCCAAGGGTTTGGGTTCGGCTTCCGTGCCTATTGCCTTCAACTCTTCCTGTTTCGCTGGGGTCAACAACTCTTGCAGTGTTACCATTTTAATATCCTTTCCAGCCCTTAATGGTGGCTGACACCCGCCCGGTTATCGGCGGCGACCCTTGTTGTAAAAAAATTGTTAGTATTTACAGGTGTTTTATGTAGAACTCTTCTATAACTTCCTCAAGAAGTTTGTCAGAGAACCCACCACCTTCCCCATCGCCACGACTAATCCACGTACTATTGTCGTCATATCGGCAAAGGGTAAATTTACCAATTTGTATTTCAGCGGAGACGACTGCCACTTTACTGCTCAAGAATGTAGATGGTCTTTGTGGCCGAGGATGCGCCGGTAAACACGATACTAGAAACAACCGTCCCTGCGCCGGTCCTGGTAGCAATCCCTAAAGGCCCTTCGTTGGCTCCAGAAGCCACGGGATACCCAGTGCCCGTCCCGTTAATCTTATACGTCACGGCGGCGGAAGGTTGAAACCGGATAACCTTCGTCCCCGCAGTTGGCGTATACGTCTTGTCTGCCTTGGTCTGTGTCACCGATATGCTTCGAGTCGGCGCGAACGTGTCTGGCATAGCGACACCATTCCCATCCCTATGCACATTCCCGGCAATCGCAAAGGTTGCAAATGCCGTTACTGCCACTACTGCCAAAATAAGTCTTTTCATTGTCTCTTCTCCTTGTTGGTGTTTATTGCTGTGGCATCACCCCGTCAGCTCTTTGTGTTTCTATCCCTTCCATCATACCCTCGCCTGGCCCTTGTAGTACAGGTGGGAACATTGGGGAGTTGTTATGTTGCACTCCAAACTGCTATTGCGGTACCCCTGCCTGCTCTTGTGGTACACCACCCCCTACTACTTCAGGGATAATGGGAGGCGCATTCTGGTCTTGGTACCCTGCGGACAGTGCCAAAGAATCCGCTACCGCAACAGCGGCGGGGGACGCAACTGCTACTTGAGCGGCCTGCATTGCCGAATACAACGCCTCCACCATCTTGACGACCTTGGCCGCTTGGGATTGTGCAGCATCTTCCCTGGTCTTCTCCGCCTGGGCTTTAAGTAAATCAAGTTTTGCGGCGGCCATGTCGGACTCAAGCTGTGCTACTTTCTGCTGCATATCCGCTGCGGCCTGGGCGGCTGGATCATCCTCTTTACTTTTGCCGTTCAGTTTGCCCAGGAATTTGCTCTTATTCCTAATTGAGGACGCTTCAACAAGCATCTCAAAAGCTGTTGGCTTCATTTCATCCGGCACGGCAGGGAAGATAGCCGTCAACGCCTCAAACTGTTCCTGCATGGCATTTACGACGTCAGGCACTTCGACGATTGAGAAATCAACATCTATCTCTGCGATATTGTTCTTAACGCCAACCTGAAGATCAAGGCGCGGGTCACCTTCCATCCCAGGGGGGAGCTCACCCCCATTCTCGTCCATTAACTGCTGCCCAACGGTTATAGGGATATTCAACCCTATCCACTCCGGGGCTTGTTCATCTCCTGTAACCCTTATCCACTTCTCGCCAGTCCAGAACTGCTTGATCCTATCCCAAACCGCCAGGCATACTTGGTTGTCGAAC